GAGAAGCGGGCGCGGCTGCTGCTCGTTGGCGAACTCCCAATCCGTGATCGCGGGGTACATGCTCATTCAGTCACCGTCAGCGTCCCGGGGATGAGCAGGTCAGCGGCCGACGACGGCACCACGTCCGACTGCGAGGCGCCGCCGCCGTCATCAAGGGTCGTGTCGGCGGCCAGCGGCGAGACGCGGGCGATGCCCTCCACCTCCGCGAGCGCGCAGTAGTAGTCGCTGAACCCGTAGGTCTGCCCGGGCTCCAGGCCGGCAAACGACGCCTCGAAAGCGTCCACCAGACCCGGCTCGACGTCCAGCGGACCCCCGTCGCCCAGCGTGTAGCCGTCATCCAGCACGACGACTGCCGCGCCGTCCACGGTCACCTCGTCGCCCTCGTACCACGTGATCGTGACGTCCCGACCATCCGCGCCCGTGGCCGTGCCGGTGACCTGCGTCCCGCTCGCGGTCGTGTCGTAGTCGTGCCCGCTGGGCGCGGCGTCGTAGATGGCCTGCGCCAGCTCGGTCCGCTGCGCCGTGGTCAGCGACCCCGGAGCGATGCGCACCACCGCCAGCGCCGGGGACGTGTAGCCCACCGACGCCGCCGTCACGAAGTCGACGGCGAGCATGGCCTGATACAGCGCAGGCTCCGTGCCGCCGCCGCTGCCCGACGCGCGGCTCAGGCGCACCCGGTACGACGCCGACGACTCCGCGTCCCGGCCCACCTGGCGCGCGTCGGACCCGGTGCGGCTCACGTCGTCGAGGCCGTCCACCGGCGTCACGACGCGCAGCGTGGCCGGGTCCACCAGCACGCGCCGACCCACCTCCGTGGCCTGCACCACCAGCGGGTCGCCGTCCTCCAGCGTCGCGTCCTCCACGGGCGTCCACCGCCACGAGTCCGACGGCCCGCCGCCCTCAAACAGCGTCACGCCGGCCTCGACGGTCGCGGTGGTGGCGCCGCTCGTGAGGTTCGCCGTGACCGTGTAGACGGCTCGGGTGGCCGGGAGTCGGGGCAGCCGCTCAGCCTCCCCGATGATGTCGAGCTGCGCCGGCGCCGCCGTGAACGGGGACAGGCCGTTGACGACCGCGAGGCCGCCCTGGTCCAGCGTCCACAGTGCGCTCGCTTGCGCCTCCGTCAGCCCGCCCTCGGGGGTGTCGTCGTAGTCCAGCGCCTGCTGACCGGCGTCCTCGAGGTAGCCGTCCACGTCGTCGCGGACGACCGTCAGCCAATCGGCGAAGGCGTCGACCTCCCATCGTCCGTCACGCAGCGGCATCATGCACTCCAGTAGGGCGACGCGGAAACCCCGGTCAGAATGTACCACGACAGAGCGTCGCCGACCTCATACGGTCCGGGCTGCGCCAGCCCCGCGACGATGGTGGTGGCTCCGTCGCCCGCGTCGGCCACGATGCGCATGGTCGCGGCGGCACTCCGCTCGTCTCCGCTGACCGTCGTGGTCACCGACAGCACGCCGGGCACCTGCTCGACCTGCGACCGCGCGTCCAGCAGGACCTCCGCGACACTCACGCGGCGGTTGTCCGCGATGAACGACACGTCCAGCCCGAGCGCCCGGTTGGTGCGCCACGTCCCGCGCACCGTCGCCAGACGAAGCCGGATGCGCGACAGCACGGCATCGAGCCCCGACACGCGCTGCAAGGGCACGACGACGGAGCCGGTGTTGTCCACGAGGTAGCAGGGGCGAACGCTCATGAGTCCACCTTAATCCGGCCCGTCGCGACCTGGCCGATGGTAAGCGTGGCGGCAGACGGGGTGTAGGTGGGTGCTCCCGTGAACTGCGTCGGCGCTCCTGCGGCGAGGGCCACCACGTTCACCGCGCCCTCTAGCCGCTGGATGCGGTCCAGCATCTTCGGGCCGTCGGCCACCTCGCGCGACGCACTCGCGTCCCCGACCCGCAGCGCGCCCCCGCTCGGGAGGTTGTCCACGATGTCGCCGACCGCCGCCATCTGCGCCGCGGTGACGTCAGACGTGCGCGGCATCAGAAGCGCCACGCTGTCCGCGATGTCGTGCCGCCGCGTGCTCGCCGCGTCGCGGTCGTCGTCGCCGCCAGCGTCCCACGCGGTGTGGTCGATGTCTCGGGGCAGGAGCAGCACCCGGTCGCCCACCACGGGCCGCACGGTGCGCACCGCCTCGCCGCCGCCCAGGAACACGACCGGACACGACGGCACGGGCGGCGGGAGCTCATAGGAGACGCCCGTGGATGTCTGCACGGGCTCAGCCACCACCGGCTGCACGTCGACCGTCAGGCCGTCCGCCGACACCTTGGTCACGCGCCCCGACCGCCCGGTCACGATGAGCGCATCCAGCGCCGCCGCGAGCCGGGCCACGGCCTTGGGCACGAGGGGGCTTTGTCCCGTCACGTCGCACGCTCCTTGGCACATTGTGCGACATGGTAGAACGGACCTTCCCAGGAGTCCACGTCCAGCCGCAGCGCGTCGACGCGGTATCGCCCGCTCACCACGTCGGACCGGATGTCCAGCAGGGTCCCGGGCCGCACGGGAGGGCGGACCAGAAAACGCACCTCGACGCCGCCATCGTCTGCGGGCTCAGGGGTGCCGACCATGCCGGACGTGGGCGAGATGACCTGTACGCGCTGGGTCTGCGACTCGTTGCGCGGCCACACGTCAAGCAGCCCGTGGGTCAGCCGGTAGGCGCTCCCGGTGTCCGCGGCGATGCGGTCGAGGGCCTGCCCGACCGTGCCGCGCAGCACGTACCGCAGATGCAGGGTGTCTTGTCCGAGCCGAATCGAGCCGCGCGCCAGCCCGCCGTCGCCGATGACGTCGCCAAGCAGTGCGCCGGCTGTGACCGCCGTGTAGGACCGAGGGCGCACCCGAATGGAGCGGGCGCGCTGGGCGGGCTTGACCTGCCACGACACCACCACGTCCGCGCCGGCCTCGCCTGCGCCCTTGCGGCGGACGGAGCCGCGCACGACGTCGCCAGCGGCCACGATCCCCACGTTGCCGTCGCGGTAGCCTGCGGTGAGCGTGACGCGCGCCGTGGGGTCGCGAAGGAGCGCCACGGACGTGGGCGCGAGGTTGTAGGCGACGAAGCCGTATGCGTCGTCGCCACCCGTGCCGGTTTGCCCCTGGCACTGGATGCGCAGGTCGGCGGCGAGTCGGCGTCGGGTGGTGTCCGTCTCGATGGTCAGCCGCACCAGCCGGTTGAGCTGGGTCACGACGCCGCCACGTAGGTGATGGTGATGTCCTCGTCCACCAGCGCCGACTCCGACTGCGGGCCGTTGCCCTCGACCACGAGCAGCCCAGCCGGGGCGCCCGCCTGCGTGCGGTCAGGGATGACGGACAGGCAACCGGGCTCCAGCGGCCGGGAGCCGGTCAGGGCCTCGCCCGACTCGGTGAGCACCTGCACGTTCCACGTCTCCAAGCGGGGCAGCCACGCCAGCGCGAGAACGTAGGTCGTGCCGCCAAGGTCGACGGACACCGACTGACGGAGGGAGGGGGACTCGATCAGGATCTGGTCACCAGTCATCGCAGCAGCCCCCCGACGCCGTCGACAACCGCCGCGCCGATGGTCTTGCGCCGCGTCGAAGTCTGGCCGCTGTCCGTCTCGCTGGCCCCCGCGCGCACGTCGTCCGATGCGCGGGCCGGGTCGACCTCCAGCACCTCATCCACACTTGACGTCACGGTGACCTGCGTGGCCGGAATGGACAGCCGGACGCGGCGGTATTGGTCCCATGCCGCGTTCCCGCGCGATCCGAGCAGCAGGTTGGGGTAGGTGCGGCGTCCCTGGATCACCAGATCCACTAGCCGCCCCACCCCGGCATCCAGGGCGTCCAGCACCTGCGTCACGCGGTCGGGTCCCGTAGTCGTGACCTCGGTGGCGGACGGGGCTGGCGACTCGGACACCTCCACCACCATCTGCACCTGACGGGGCCGCGCCTGCGCATGGTCGCTGATGGTCGACCCGCCCTCGATCGCGTGCATGGTGATCAGCACGTCGTCCAGCACGTCCGCGTTCACGAGGCCGTCAAGGTAGACGATCGACCCGTCGTCCTGAAACCGCAGCAGTCCGGGCACGCTCACGGGCCACCCCGCACCGCGTCGGCCTCAGCCTCCAGCTCCCGGGCCGTTCGCGCGTTGATGCGGCTGGCAGACTCCTCCAGCTCGCGCTGCGACAGCCCCGCGCCGTTGACAATGGTGGTCACCTGCGTGGACCGGGCGGGCATCGGCAATCCAAACCCAGGCGGGGGTTCAGGCCCTGCAAGAAACGTATCGAACAGCGACTGTCCAAGCACGTCTAGCCCAACCGCCCGCTCCTCGGGGGTGCCCCCCAGCGCGCGGTTCAACTGCTCGAAGCCCTGGCCGGCGCCCTCGATGCTGTCGGCGATGTCGCTGAGGCTCGGGATATCAAGGCGCTCCAGCGCGTCGATCAGGTCCTCCAGCTTATCCGAGAACCCGATGGACGCGGCGAAATCGCGCATCCCCTCTGCGGCGCTGATAAGCCCCGCCTTGATCTCGTCAAACGCGATCTCGGCCAGCGTCGACAGCGTTTCGCTGACCTGTTTCAGCAGCTCGATGGTCGCCAGCAGCGCGCGGCGTCCGCCCTCCTCTGCCTCCTCGCCGCCCAGCGCCCGCAGCACGCGCCCGATGATGGAGTCGTCCCCGCGGGCGAACCCGGCCAGGTCGTCCAGCGCCGCGACCACGAGCAGGGCCGGAAGCACGATGCGGCTCACGACGCCCAACAGGCCCCGGAAGCCTCCGGTGACCTCAATCAGCTTTGCGCCCAGCGGACCCATCGACGACACCATGCTCTCGATGTTGGACGCGAACATCCCTATGAGCCGCACGCCACCCGCCGCCGCCAGCAGCCCAAGCAGCCCGCGCACCTCCGGAGACAGCCGCCCGAAGCCATCCACCAGCGACTGCACGCCGTCTTGCAGGCGCTCGCCGACCGCCCGCCCCGTGACCGCCGCGAACTCCACCAGGCGGTCTGTGGCCTCCTCCAGCGGCCGGATGAACGGCACCCCCAGCCGATGCGCGAACGTGCGCGCGGCCATCGTGAGGAGCGTCAGGTTTTGGCCGAGCGCGCGAGCACTGTCGCGAGTTTCCTTGTCGACGATGAGGGAGAACGCCGACGCCCTCTCCATGAGCTCGTCCAGCCCTTCCGCGCTGCCATTGAGCTGCGGCAGCAAGCGTCGCCCGAGATCGTCGCCGAACGTCCGCACGGCGAAAGTCGCCACGGTGCCGGCGTCCCCGACCTCTCGCGCCCGCTTCGACACGAGCTCCAACAGCTCGTCCGGTCGCTTGCCGCGCAGCTCGTCCGCGCTGATGCCGATCAGCCCGAAGTCGTCCGCCATCGACTGCATCCCGTCCGCCGCATCCCGGGCGCGGTCGGTGAGCGTGGCGAGCACGTCCGTGGCGTCGTTGCCGTCGATGCCCACCTGCTGGAACGCGCCTAGCAGCCGCCCTGCCGACTCGGTGGTCAAGTCGAATGAATCTGCGAACCCGCCGATGCGCGCAGCCTCTCGGGCCGCTGCGATACCCAACAGCCCAGCGCCCGCTGCCGCCGCTGCCGCCGCCGTCGCCATGCCGCCCAGCGCGCGAGACGCACCCATGGCGGCAGCCTCCATGCGCCTGACGGAGGACATGCCTACGGCCTTGACGACGGTGACAAACTCCTCGACGTTCATCAGCGCCCCCGATGGAACGCGGCGATGCGTCCGGCGCGGGCCTGCTGTCGGCGCAGGAGGTCAAGCCGAACGCACAGGCCCCACACCGTCCGGGCCGGAAGGCGCGACACGGCGTCGATGGTCAGCCCCAGCTCCGGCGCGGTCACCAGCATCCACGTCACCCCGTCGATGCCGCTGAGGGCTCCCCGTCGGTCGTCTCCACTACGGCGTCCGGCAGGATCCCCCAAAGGTCGGCGGCCTGCGGCAATCGCGCCCGGATCGCGGTCAGCAATCCAGGCGAGGGCCGAAAAAGCCCATGCCGATCTGCCACCTCCACAGCGGCGACGAACGGCTCCATCCCGGCGCCGCGCAGCGACTGCGGGTCGCACGGCTTGCCGTCGCGCGTCCACCCGTCCAGCCACCGCAGGGTCAGCGAGACGCCAACCGGACCGAGGTCGCGGAGGATGCCCGGCAGGTGGTCCACCATCACCGACAGGCCCGCAGACACCACGTCCGCGTCCGGGTCCTCCTGCAAGTCCGCCCATGCCACGCGCAGCGACCCGAGGCGCGGCAGCACCTCGCACGCCGTCTCCACCATCAAGGCCATGTCATCGCCCCACGGCATCAGGGCGCCCTCATAGGCGTGGCCATCGAGGACGAACGTCGAGTCGCTCATGCTACCTCCGCTCAGGCGAGGTCAGCCGTCGGTGTGCTGACCTCCGTCAACTGGTCGAGGTCGATCCCATAGGTGACCTCCTGCTCGGTGACCGACGACGTGACGTCCGCCACCTGCACGACGAACACGGTACCGGTGAGCGTGATCCCCAGGTTGCTGTCGAGGAACGACGCCGGGTAACCCCGGAAGCCGGGGACGCGCCCACCCTGCCACAGCCCGCGAAGCACCTTGTTCAGCCGGCTGTGGGTCTGACAGTTGATGGTGCCCGCCGCGCCCACGTCTGCAGGGTTGTAGGCGTACACCTTCCTGCCGGACGCCGTGGTCGTGACGGTCCACGACTCGGGGCGGGTGATCGTCAGCATGACGTCGCCGCCGCTCTTAGGCAGCGGCGTGCCGTTGATGGCGAGGACCTGCAGCCTGATGTCGTTCGTCGCGCTCACTGGTCACCTCATGCCGTGTAGCGGCCCAGAAGGCCGGTCAGGTCGATCTCCTTCACGGAGTCGCGAATGTTGAGACGGAGCGTGCCGCTCCACGTCTGCGTGCCGGCCGCGTAGGACAGCGACAGGGAATAGGCCCGGCCGCCGAAGCCCTCGGCCTCGGTCGGCGACAGCCACGCCGCATCGCCGTCGCCGCTGATGGGGGCTAGCGCCGCGTCGACCGTGGCCGCAATGACCGCCTCGCCCTCGACGCCGCCCGGGATGCGACTGTTCTCCGTCTCGGCCTCGCCGATGAGGGCAGCGAACTCCACGTCAAGCCGGTCCAGCGCGTAGTCGGCGGTGATCTGGACATAGGCCGCCTCGGTGGACGTGGCCGGGGCGCGGTACAGGTGCACGTCGCCGGTCTTGGAGCTATTGCGCAGCGTGCCGAACCACGCGATCCCGTTGTCGTCGAGGTTGTCCGCCGCCGTGTCGCCGACGCTGGATGCCTGCGTGCCACCCTGGAGGATGCACGAGCCGGACACCGCGAACTGCGCGAAGTCGGTGGCGGCCTGGGCGGCGAGCCACTGAGCGTCGAGGTACAGGTCGTCGTCCGCCTCGTAGATGATGCACTTGCGGGTCGACGTCTCGACGCCCGAGAACGCAGACGGGTAGCCGTTGGTGATGGCGTCCGCGTTGCTGGTCTGCACGCACGGGAACAGCAGCCAGTCGCCGTCGCCACCGCTGATGGCCCAGTCGATTAGGTTGTCCGAGTCGGCATCGGTCCGGCTGGACGTGCCGACCCAGTAGAAGTCGACCTCCGCGCGGGCCTCGTTCATCGCGTCGGCGATCGTCTCCGGGACCGTGCTGTCGTAGGCCACGGCGATGATGGGCGTCGGCACGCGGTCCCGCTTGAAGATCTCCTGCAGGTACGCCTTGCACTCCGACGTCATCCCGGTGTCATCGTTGACCGCCTGAAGCGTCGAGAACGACTTGGTGCGGTCGCCCCCGAAGTCGTTGCCGTCGTCGATCACGGCGATGGTGCCGAACCCGGCAACGGATGCCGCGCCGGCCTGGATGGTCACGGAGGCGTCGAAAATGCGGCGCAGCTTGTCGGCCATGGGTCACTCCGGTAGGTCGTAGGTGCGGGATTCGGACACGATCGTGTCGCCATCCCGCTCTGTGTCTATCTGTAGCACGACGGAGGCCGCGGCGTCGACCTGACGCGGTTCGGTCTCGCCCACGTAGTACGCCGGCAACACCACGCGCGCACGCTCAATCCACTGTCCGTCACGTGGTTGCGGGATGCGCTGGACGACCTGCGCCACCAGGGGCGTGACCGGGGGCCGCGCCGGGTCGGTCGTGTCGTCCCCTTCCCGCAGCGTGGCACCGGGACCCCACGGCTCCCCCCACGCGGTCGCGAGGTCGCGCACGATGTCCGTCGACCCGGGACCGTAGCCCTGCACCTCGACGGTCGCGTACCGGCTGCCGCGCAGCGACCAGTGAATGACGCCCGTGGGACTGTCCGGGTACTGCGGGCGGCTGTCCGGGGTAGCCACCCACTCGTCCGTGATGACCTGCACCGTCACATATGCCGAGTCGCCGACGGTCCCGTCGGACGGACCCAGCCGGACCTCGGTAGCCCCACCGAGCCACGAATAGCACCACTGAGCGACCGCCTCAGCCAGCCCGCGCGACACGCTCATCCCGCACCCCCTCGCGTCAGCTCAGGCACGCGGACGCCCACCACGCGCCAGTGGGCAAGGCGCCCGTTCCCGAACGGCTCGACGGACTGCACCGAGAACACCCGCCCATCCGGCAACCGGAAGCGGTGACGGGCTGTCCCGTCGCGCGGGTCCACGGCGGGCACCTCCGCGCGAGCGTACCACACCACCGCATCCCGGGCGCGCACGCCCTCCGGTAGCAGATCCACGGTCTTACCGTCAGCGGGCTGGACGGAGCCCCGGATGGTGTCGCCGTCCGCATAGGTGGTCTGCGACTGGAACCCGTTGGACGGCCCGGCCGCGGTCTGCGTGGGCTCCATCAGCACGACGTCGTATTCCCCGAGCTGGCGGTACGGCATTAGACCACCTCCGTGGTACGCCCGTCGGTGCCTTGGCTGTGGTGGGCCTGCTGTAGCGCACCGGTGTCGAACAGCGGCCCGTCGCTGCCCTTGCGCGCGATCGTGCTGTCGGCGTTGGGGACCTGCCAAAACGGGATTTGCCGCACCACGTCCCCGCGCATCTCAGCCATCAGCCGGCGCAAGAACGCGGGGAACGGTGGCGGACGGGTCGTTACGGGGTGACGCCACCCCCAGCGCAGCACCTCGCGCACGGTGTCCGCCATGCGGTCCTGCCACGCCGGCCCGTGCTGCTCCCCGGCTGCCTCCACCCACGGACGCGGCGGGATGCGCCACCCGTCGCCGTCGGTGCCCGGCACTCCGTAGTGCAGCCACGTGGCAAGGTCCGCCATCAGCGGCCCGTCGCCCTCGCGGGGCTCGTTGTCCGCCCGGAGGATCCCCGTCTTGCTCTCGAGGGCGCGCGTCCGACGCAGGGCGGCCAGCGCCCCGAGCGTGCGCCCCATCGGCTTCGTCTTGCTTGATGCGACCGTCGGGGATCCCGTCCCAGACGACGACCCGGCCGCGGCACGCCTGCGCAGTGCGGCGCGGGCCAGCCGAACGGTCCGCGAGTCCGCGCCGCTGCCAATGATGCCGGATATCTGAGCGTCCGACAGCGACGCCCAGTCGTAATGTCCGGCAACGTTCTTGATGCTTGGGCGGTTCTCGCTCACAGGGCCACCGGCATGGCGGGACGCGAGCGCATCAGGGTCAGCCACACTTGCCCGTGCTGGGTGCGCGACCACCACGCGACGGAGAAGCGGCCTGCCGCCATCAGCGCGGACGCGCCGCCGTCGGTGTACGACTCAGACAGGCGGTCCGTGGACACGCTCGACAGCGTGCCGCCAGTGGACGGTGCGACGGCGGACCCGCTGCCGTTGGGGCCTCCGACCGGCTCGAGGTCCAGCGTGGTCATGTGCGCCACCGCACGCGCCAGCGCGGCCAGGTAGTAGTCGCCCGCGATGCGGCTGGACGTCAGCGCCTTGGCCTCCGGGATGCGGGCCTCCAGCACGGCGTCGGACACCTTCGACACGTCGGCGAGCTCCGGGGCCAGCAGTCGGACGCGGGCCACGATCTGCGCATCGGTCGGGGTCGGCATCAGGGGCTCCAACGCGAGCGGCCCCGCCCCTCGTCAGTCAGACGGGAGACGGGGCCGCGTGGGTGGGGTGTGGCGTGTGTCAGGAGACGGTGGCGGTGTAGAGCATCGCCGAACCGGCGTGCGGGGCCTCCCAGCCAGCGCCGCCGCACAGGTAGTAGGTCACCTCGACGGGACCCTCGCGGGTGGTCAGGACCGGAGTCGGGGGCAGGCTCACGACGTGCTTGAGGCCGTTGGCGTCGGCGGCGTTGTAGAACAGCGCGCCGTCCTTGCCGTCCACCGCGCCGTTGGCGAGCGTGTAGCCCGGCACGACGTTGGCGATGCCATGGCGGCGGAACGCCTGCTGGACGACCTGCAGGGCGGTGTCGGTCGCGCCGCTGGAGAAGTTGGTGCGGCGGTCCATGGTGAACAGCAGCGGCTCGGAGATGATGGCCGAATCCGGGCGGAACACGCCGTTGGAGTCCGCCTTCTGCTTCTGCAGGGCCAGGATCATGTCCGCGATCATGTCGTCGATGGTCGCGGAGTCGTTGAACGCCTGCGAGCTCTCGTAGCGGGCGATGTCCACCGCCTCGTCACCGATGAGGCCGCGGTACGACAGACCCGCCACGCCGTTGAGCAGGGCACGGTCTTGGAACTCGTCCATCACGCGACTGACGGCCCGGGCATCCTCTGCGGCGCTGTCGATGCCGGCGAAGGCGTCGCGGCGCGGCTGGAGGATCAGGTCGCTCTCCGTCTTGGCGATGAAGAAGTGCAGGTCGCGGGTGCGCTGCGCGACGGTGTGGCCGGACGCGCGGACGTTGGTGTCCCCGCCCTCGTAGACGGCGACGGAGCCGTGATGGTCGACGGACCGCAGGCGGAACCGGTCGGCGCCGGGGTCGATGCGGCGAACCGGGGCGGCCTCGAGCAGATCCAGGCCCTGGAGCGGGCGCCGGATGATGGACCCGTACTCCGCGCGCAGGTCGGTGTCGTAGTAGGTCGCGGCGTCGCTGCGGGCGGTCTTGGCGTCCGCGCCGAAGCCGGCGATGGCGAACTGGGTGGCGAGGGTCCGCAGGTAGTGCTTGCGGAACCCGTCGGCCTTGTCGGCGTCGCTGCGGCCCGTGGTCACGGCGGCCTGGGTGGCCTGCGCGGCGGTGGACCGCATCCAGCCATCAATGATGGCGGCGCGGGTGTTGCCGGTCGCGGCGCTGTCGGAGCGGGCCGACGGCGACGCGGCATCCAGGGCGGCCCGGATGAGGCCGATGGCCTGACGGTCAGAGATGGGGGCGATCGAGGTCATGTCGGGCTCCTCAGATGGCGTCGATGCGGACGTAGGACAGGGAGGGATCCACGGCGTCCGTGGGGGTCTGCCACCTGGCGCCGGTCAGCGCCACGCGGGTGTTGCTCGCGGCGGCGAACAGTTTGCCCTTGTTGGCGCCGTCCGCCGTCTCCACCCACGGCACGTCGCCGTCGGTGGGGGTGGCGTCGGAGGGGATCGCGACGGCGACGATCTGGCCGCCGCCCAGCAGCATGGACAGAGCCGAGCCGGGCCGGATGCTGCCGCCCTCGTCCGAGCCCATCGGGATCGACAGGTCGCCGGGGTCGAGGATGAGCCCCAGCCGGGTGGGGGCATCATCGCCAGCCGCGACGCTCGACGAGATGGTAGACGAACCCTGCGCGCTCTCACTGGCGACCGCGACGGTTTCACCGACAGGGAGCGCGACGGTGATCACGCCGGTGCCGGTCACGCCGGTGACGGCCGCGTTGGGCAAGGCGGCCTCGATGGCAGCCACGGCGATCGGGACGGTGGTCGCGGTGTCGGTGTCCGCATCCCAGGTGATGGCGACGACATCGCCCTGGTAGCTCAGGATGTAGGTGAAGGTGTCGCCGTCGGTGTCTACCGCGATCGTGGTGGTGACCACCGGGCCGTTCACCTCGGTCAGCTCCGACGCCTTGCGGCTGGCGCTGGTGTCGGACGCGCCCGCGCTGGACCACGTCGCGACCGTCGCCACGGTGTAGGACGGGTAGTCCGTCGGGGCCGACTCGGTGATGGTCAGGACCGACGCGGAGTCGGAGAGCGGCGCCACGCTGTACGTGTCGTCGGCCTCGCGGTTGCGGGTCAGGACGAGGTCACCGCCAGACGCGGCAGCCGAGAACAGGCCCGACGCCATGACGTTGGCCTGGTGCGCGGCCAGAAGCCCCGCCTCAAGCTCCGCGTCGGTCGCGGAGGCGTCGGTGGTGAACTCGATGTCGATCGGGTCGATGTCGCCGCCGCTGATGCGGTAACCGTAGGTGGTGCTGTTCTGCGCGCCGCTGGACGCCACGGTCCACGTCTGCGCGGTGGCGTCGGCGGCGGGAAGCGCGCTGATGATGTCGCGGCGGGAGGGCGAGCCCTCGACGATCTGCCCGAGCGCGCCCTGCGGGTGACGGCTACGGCCGGTGAAGTACTGGACGGTCATGGCTCACGCCTCCTTGCGGGCGGTGGTGATGGAACGGGCGATCTCGCCCAAGTCGATGTCGTCATCCATGCCGTCGTCGGCATCGGCGCGACCAGTGCGGGACGGGTCCACGGACACCTGCGTGCCACCACCGAGCGCCGTCTTGGGCTCCTGGGTGGCGAGGAAGTCGATCAGGGCAGCGGCACCGTCGGCGGTGATGCTGTCGGAGCGGCCCGGGGCCGCCTTGGCGATGACGGCCTTGCGCGCGTCGGCGAGCGTCGCGCCATCGTCGAGGTCGACGCCGGCAGCCTTCGCGGCCTTCTCGACGGCGAGCCAATCGGCGCGAACCTTGGCGGTCCACTCCGAATCGCTGCGGGGCTCGTCCATGTCGCCGCCCTCGTCGTCCGCATCCTCGCGACCCTTCATCATCGCGTCCATGCGCTCGGCGTAGGCGTCGAAACGCTCGGACATCGCGTCCATGCGCTTCACCAGCTCGGCGATCATTTCTTCCATGGCGGTGTCTCCGTGTGTCGAGTCGGCGCGGGCGCCGGCCTGGGTGTCCCGGGGCCGGCGAGTCACTACCGCATGGTTACCACGTTCGCGGCGAATCTGCGACACATCGTATGGCACACCGTCGGACGTGACGCCTGGAGAGGGGTCCAGACCGTCGAGCGGGACATGGTATCGGACGCTGATTCCGGTCACCCCGGAGTCGATGAGCGCGAGCCCTGCACGGGTGTCCACCAGCACCTCAGCCAGCGCGGCGCCCTCGTCACCGATGGACGGATCCCACCACGCACGCAGTATGGTTCCGATGCGCAGGTCGTCCAGCTCCTCCACGGTGAGGTCGCGGTTGTGCGGCTCGCCGTCGTCGCCAATCAGCGGCATGTGCTCCAACGACGCCAGCCACGCCGCATCGCTGAGCGCCTGCGGGGTGACTCGCTCGGACCGGCTGCCGTACCGGAGCACGCCCGGCGCAGCCAGGACGACCGTGTAAACTACCGACCCGTTAGCGAGCCGGCGCGGCGACGGAAGCTGGTCCACGAGCGCGGACCGCAACAGGTCGGCGCGGTCGCTTCGGCTGGTCAGGGTGGCGTCCATGCTCACAGCATAGCCCGACCGGGTGCTGCGTGTCCCGTCGTGTGTCAGGTCGACAAGTCGCCGCGAGCCCGACGCGCTGCCAGGATGGCCTCGGTGGGCTCCCGCAGATCCGGCAGGTCGCCGCGCTCGTCGTCGGCAAACACCGGCTCAGAGTCGCACCGGCAGTTGACGTCTTGGCTGGGCGCGCAGATGCGGCCGTCAATGACGGACGGCACACCTTCCTTGAACCGGAACACGCGCCCGTGCGCGGCGCGGTGGGTGGGCCGGACCCTGGCGTCCCGCCCGGACAGCCACCGATAGCCGATGGCCCCGGCGCGCTGATAGCCCTCGTCCCTGATGCGCCCATGCAGGCGGCTGGCCTCGGTTCGGGCGATGCGCTGCGCCCCGGACTCGGACACGCCCGTGCGCAAGCTGATGAGGGACGCGATAGCCGACGGGCGCTGACCAGCCATGGCGGCGCGGGTGACCTTCTGGGCCACGTCGTCGTGGTATCGCTCCGCTACCGTCTCGATGTCCGTGGCGTGCTGCTGCGCCCACGCCGTCAGCACGTCCGCCTCGCCGATGGTGTCCAGCTCCGGCAGCGTGCCCTCCGGACGCAGGCGGGCCACGGTGCGTGCGGTAGCCTGGGTGGTGCGGCGGTAGATGGACCGGGCCAGCTCGAGGACGCGGGACAGCGGCGGGGCGACCGCATCCACGATGGACGGGAGTCGCACCCGGAGCCGCGTCAGCGCCCGCTCGATGGCAAGCACCATCGCCGGGTCTGCGTCGCCGGGGTCCGGTGCCGCATCGGCCCGACCGGTGCGCGCCTCGCGCATCGCCCGGACGAGCTCGCGGCGGTACACGGCACCGAGCCGGCGCGCGTACCCGCGCATCATGGCGTCGTACCGCATGACCTCCCGGTCGGGGAACGCGCCCGGGGCGCGCGCCAGGGCGGCACGCTGCTCCGCGACGTCCGGCCCCGTGTCGCTGCGGTAGCCCGCGGCACGGATGGCCCGGCCCTGACGCTCCGCAAGGTCGCGGGCTTCGTCAGGGTCGCGGCGACAGTAGCACGTGCCGGTGTCGCCCCATTGGTAGCCGGTGCGGCCCTCGGGGCAGCGGCAGGACTGGACAGGCATTAGGACACCGGGCGCAGGACGACGACCACGCCACCGGACACGACAGCCGTACCGGAGCCCGTGACCTGGATGCCGCGCAGCTCGATGTCGGCGCGCTCGCCCACCAGCAGGCCCGAGCCGGGCACGTCGTGCCGCCCGTACTCATACGCCGTCGGGCCGTCGAACACGTCCGTGACGTCGCGGGCCGTGAACACGCCGCCGAGCTCGCGGGAGGCAACGATCGCCGTCACCTCGTCGCCCTTTGACGTGCCCCACCGCACCGACAGTACCTCTGCCGTCGAGCCAGCCGGGACCGAGTAGACGCCCAGCGACGCCGCCTGGTAGGCCGCCTCGATCTCCGCGACTGTCGTCCCGCCGCGTGTGACCGCGATGGTGGCCCCGGCCTGCATGTTGACGCCGTTGCTGACGTATGCCGCATTGAGCCGCGCGAACGTGACGGAGCCCGTGACCGGCGTGGTGCCGTCGAGCGCGTCCGTCGTCAGCGTCTCCGACACCGGCTCGCCGCTCGCGTCCAGGCCCTCGAGCGTCACCTGCACGTCGACGTCGAGGGCGTCGTCGCTGACGATCACCAGCACGCCGGGCGTGGCCCACGCGCTCCACGGGTACAGGCCGCCCGCCGACCACACTGTCTCCAGCGACGTCGACACCGCCGGGTTGCGCCCGACGACCTGCCGCGTTTGCGAGCAGCCGCTGCACACGAGGGTGCGAATCGGGTTCCCGCTCACGCCCAGCGTGTTCCCGTCCTCGTCCAGCGGGACCACCGCCTTGACGTCCGCGTATCGTCCGTCCCCGAGGTCCAGGCGGAACAGGCCGCCTGTTTGCAGGTCGTCGTCCGGCATCAGTCCCCCATGGCGGCGCGGGCCTCGTCCACCCACGTCCGCGCGGTGTCGCCGCCCCACGCCAGCCACATCACGTAGCCGGCATCCCGCCACGGCTCGTCACGGTACTCCGGGCTCACCGTCGAGTTGCCCTCATGGCGAGCGAACCAGGCTGACATCTCGATCACGTCCTGGCCCGTCACCGTGCCGCCCTCTGCGAGCTGGCGAGCACGCGCCCAGCCGGTGGCCGTGCCGTGCGACAGGTCGTGCTCGTCTCGCCACGCCAGCGCGCGACGTGCGTTGCCCGCTGCCCCGTCGGGGATGGCGTAGGTGCGCGACCGGTCGTCGTCCGAGGGCTCCGCGTCAGCGCGGGGCGTCTGCGGGGGTTCCGGCGTCTGCGGGGGTTCCGGCAGGTCGTCCAGCTCCGGCAGGATGATGTCGTCCTCTGCGTCGTCATCGAAGTGGATGCGCGCTGGGCCGTCCCACCGCTGCAGCGACCGGGCCACGTCCGCCGTGCTGAGCGCGCCGGCCTGCCATGCCTGTGCCAGCACGCCCATGTACGCAGACAACGCCTGCGCGTCGTCCGCCACGGTGGGCTCCTCCAGCGGCGACCACTCGGGGGTCAGCCGCCGCCCGAACCTCAGCGCGGTCAGGTCCGCGAACGCAGGACCGAGGTACATCCGGCGCTCACGGCGCAGCGACTCGTTGTGCGTGGCCTGCCCCGCCTTGTCGTCAGTCGACAGCCCGGCCGGGGGCTGGCCCGCGATCTTGGCGATGGACGAGCCCTCCACCATGCACACGCGCTCGATCTCGCGGCCGATGATCTCCGACAGGCCACCGAACTGAACATTGTCGCGGCCCACCTCCGTCCCGGGCCGTAGCACCATCGGTCGACCCATGGACCGGCGCGAGAAGAAGTCGCGCAGCATCCGGAGGAACACCTGTTCGTCTGCGCCGACCTCCGCGGCCATGTCCGCCGACACCGGACGTACCCAGCCGATCGACGCCTCCACCGCCATGATGGCCGCCGACCGGACCGCCAAGCCGTAGTCCCGCAGCGCCGGCCAGTACGCCTCATAATAGCTGGCGTCATAGCCAAGGTACGGGCCGCGCTGACTCTCGGACAACATCATGCCGGGCAGGTACACCATCCACGACGTGTGGATGCGGCGCGCCTGGAAGGCGACGCCCTCTCGCTGCGGCTGCACCATCATCACCGACGGTGCACCGAGGTCCTTGTCGGTCCACGACGTCGACTGCCGGTCCACCCACGCCTCGCGCCGCTCGATGACGTGCAGCGCCTCCCACTCCATCGGACCATCGGGGCGGGGCTCGGCCATCTGGTCCCACGACACGCCGCGCGGGATAGGCAGCAGCCACGCGCCGCCGTCCTTGCGCGCGTAGATACGGCCCGCCGTCAGCCGCTCGGCGATGCCGAAGTTCTGCATCCATTGGTCCACCGCGTCGCGCTGGTCGTCCTCCGCTACGCTGGGCGCGTCGGCCATCGCGTCGACCGGGAAGATCTCGATGACCCGGCGCGACAGGCCGTCGCACCACAGGCTGTCGATCTGCGCCTGACTCAGCCACCACGACTTGACCTCGGGCCGGGTGTCGCTCACCTTGTCGCCCGATCCCAACCCGTAGGCGTCACCATAGCCGATGAGGGCGTTGGCGACCTCCGCATCAGAGCGGGCGCGAGCGTCAGCCATGCCGGACTGCTCCGCGATGCGGCGCACGGCGTCGTCAGGCAGCCCCGGGGTGCGCCAAGGCGCAAGCAGTCGGTCGAATAGTCCCATGCGGTCACCCTAGCACGTCAGCCACGTAGCACGCCGGTCAACCGGGCGGCACAAGCCACCGGCGCCTCGAGCCCTGGGCCGCCACCATCGCCCACACCAGCGCGTCCACCTGGTCGTCGTGTGGCGCAGCCGGGAACGACAACAGCTCGCCGAACAGGTCGTCTAGCCAGTCCGCCCGCTCCGGAAACAGCACCTGACCCGCGTGCATCGCCTCCATCGTCCCCGACTCCGCGAGCCGCTGCACCTTGTCTCGCGCCGCCCGCTCGCCACGCAGGCCCGGCACGACCGGCGACAGCTCGGCAATCAGCGCATCGCCGTTCGCTGCCCGCTCCACCACCACAGCGTCCGGCCTCCACCGCTTCGCCACGTCGGCCACCATGCGCCGCTGTGCCGGGTAGTCCAGTCGACGCCGCACCACGTCGAGGACGTAGCGGTGTGCCCCCTTGATGCCGACGACCACCGCCGCGCAGTAGTCCGAAGCCTCGGAGCCGCGGAAGGCGAGGTCCACGCCGACGACTACGCGGTCGCATTGCAGCCGCATCGCAGCGGGGTCCAGCCCGTACCGCACCGACAGCCAGTCGCGCATAATGAGCGCGCCGCCAGCCGGTGCGGGCCGCTGCTGATACAGCGCCGCCACGTCGCGCGGGATGACCGTGGCGTGCATGTCCGCGATACGCTCAGCGCCCATCACAGCCGGGTCGAGCGGCGCACCCAGCGGACGGCCTA